TGTGCAAATTTTCTCACGGCAATTTTTGAAAGGAGTGAAAACATGCAAGGGATCGAGTATTTACGCAACAAATTGAACGTATACAGACGAGGTGCACTATATCGTCAAACAGTTTATGATATGAAGAATATTGACATATCACCAGGCATCACAATACCACCGAAATTAAGAAATCAGTATCTAGCATCACTTGGTTGGGGAGCAAAGGCAGTTGATAGCCTAGCTGACAGATTAGTGTTTCGTGAGTTTGCAAATGATAATTTTAACATCAATGAAATCTTTGAAATGAATAGCGCTGACATCCTTTTCGATGATGCTAAGTTATCTGCACTTATTAATTCATGCAGTTTTATCTATATTTCAGAAGGTGACGAGGACTTACCTAGATTGCAAGTTATCCAAGGTAGTGAAGCTACTGGAATACTTGATCCAGTCACTAGATTGCTAACAGAAGGTTATGCGGTGTTGAGTAGGGATGAGTATGGCAACCCGTATGAGGAACTGTACTTTGTTACTGGTAGAACTGATCACTTTATAAACGGTGACTTACATCGTTCTGTAGACAACAACGCACCTGCACCATTGTTAGTACCTATCATCCATAGACCAGACTCAACTAAGCCATTTGGAAGGTCTAGGATAACACCATCAGCATTGTACTATCAAAAGTACGCTAAACGCACTTTAGAACGTGCTGACATTACAGCAGAGTTTTATTCATGGCCACAAAAGTATGTTTTGGGTTTAAGTCCAGAAGCTGAAAACTTAGATACATGGAAAGCCACAGTTTCAAGTATGTTGAGGTTTGATAAAGATGATGAAGGTGACGCTCCAAAGGTTGGACAATTTACAACTCCATCTATGAGTCCATTTACTGAACAATTAAGAACTGCAGCAAGTGGTTTTGCAGGTGAAACAGGATTGACACTAGATGATCTTGGTTTCCCATCTGACAACCCATCATCAGCAGAAGCAATAAAGGCTAGTCATGAAACATTAAGACTTGCTGCTGAAAAAGCACAACGTGATTTTAGTAGTGGTTTTTTAAATGTTGGTTATCTAGCTGCATCATTACGTGATGGATTTGCCTATAAACGCAATCAGTTATATCAAACTAAAGCTAAATGGGAGCCAGTATTTAAGCCAGATGCATCGACTATATCTCTAATTGGTGATGGCGCAATAAAATTAAATCAGAGTGTACCAGGATACTTTAATACTGATAATCTAAGAGATTTAACGGGAATAGAAGGTGGTAACGATGGCAACTGATATCGTTCCAGAATTACTAGAAAACATTCAAAGAGATTTCAACACAGCAATAAGCAGAAATAAAAAAATACAATCCATTCAAACGATGATTGAAAACGGAACGGCAACATACCAACAAGCTAACGAATACGCAATAGAAGTTGGCGAAGCATTAGCGAAAACATTTAAAACGCATATCAAATCCGAAACATTACCTGATGGGAAAATGTATTACAACATCGCTGAAAGAGTGTTAAACCCAACGCTAAGCAATAATCACATAATCGTTGCTGCCGTTTCAGCAGAAATACAAGCAAACTTAAATAGATCAGCAGGATTAGGATTAAAAGGTATTGAACCTCCAGTAAATCAACCGAGGATAGATAGCATTATCAATCGGATTACGCAAGAAGAGGTATTTGACGATGTTGCTTGGATATTGCAAGAACCAATCGTTAATTTCACTCAATCCACTGTGGACGACACAATAAAAGCTAATGTTGAGTTTCAAGGTGAATCAGGATTAAGCCCACAAATTATTAGAACAGCGCATGGCAATCCGCCTTGTGCTTGGTGTCGTTCTATGGCAGGTGTATATAAATATCCGAATACTCCTGAAGATGTGTTTAAAAGGCATGATAGATGTCGTTGTGTTGTTGAATATGATCCAGGCGAAGTTAGAAAACAAAACGTTTGGACAAAGGAGTGGTCATGATGTAGTTCGAAGGGGTGTTACAGATGACTGCAGAGGTAATCGAAATGGAACAAGTTAAAAAGAGAATCGGTAGTCAAGAACCATCTAAATCATTAATACTACCCTATAAACGGTCATTAGGCAGTGAAGCTATTGACTTATACGAGAAATCAGGTAGAACAGCATTTGATTGGCAACGATTTATCGTTGATGCCATTTTAGCACAGAATGACGAGGGTTTATGGGTGCATATGAACTTTGGCTACTCTGTACCTCGTCAGAATGGTAAAAACGAGATTGTTGCGATTGTTGAACGATACGGATTGAAAAAGAATCTAAAAATACTCCACACAGCGCACAGGACAACAACAAGTGCTGCTGCTTTTAATCGTTTATTAGCTATCTTAGAAGAAAGTGGTTTAGAAGATGGAACAGACTTTAACAAGATTAAAGCTACTGGTCGAGAAAGTATCGAATTAGTTGGCGGTGGTCGAATTGATTTTCGTACACGTACTTCCACAGGTGGTTTAGGTGAGAGTTTTGACTTACTTGTTGTCGATGAAGCACAAGAATATACAGATGACCAACGTTCTGCATTAATGTATACCATCGCAGCAAGTCCTAACCCACAAACGATATTCACAGGTACACCACCAACTCCAATATCGAGTGGTACTGTATTCACTAGACTACGAGAAAACGCACTACAAGGCAACACAGAGGACACAGGATGGGCAGAGTGGAGCGTTGATACTCAATCCGATGTGAGAGACAAAGATTTATGGTATCAAGCGAATCCAAGTTTAGGCTTACGAGTTTCAGAACGTAACATTCAAGCGGAAGTTGGAGACGATGACATAGATTTCAATATCCAGCGTTTAGGCCTGTGGATTCAATACAACCAAAAATCAGCTATATCTGAAAACGAATGGAAAGAGTTACATGTTGAAACAATGCCGAAATTAAAAGGTAAACTATTTGCTGGTATTAAATACGGTCATGATGGAACAAACATAGCGCTTAGTATTGCAGTTAAAACAGAAGATGACAAAGTGTTCGTTGAAACCATCGATTGTCAAAGCGTTAGAAATGGACACGCTTGGATTATACATTTTCTAAGAAATGCAGATGTTCAGCAAGTGGTTATTGATGGTGCAAGCGGTCAAAACATTTTAGCTGAAGCGATGAAACAAGCAGGACTTAAAAAACCAGTATTACCAACTGTAAAAGAAATCATTGTAGCCAATTCATTATTTGAACAAGCATTATTCCAACAAACAATAGCACATAAAAGCCAACCGTCATTATTCCAAGTGGTCACGAACTGTGATAAGCGAAACATCGGAACAAATGGCGGTTTTGGTTATCGTTCACAGATTGAAGAAAACGATATTTCATTAATGGAAAGCATGATCTTGGCTCATTGGGCATGTAGTGAAGCTAAAGAAGTTAAGAAACAGAAAATAAGGTATTAGGGAGTGATCATCTTGAAATCTATTGAAATAGTTCACAAGGACACGAAAGAGCTTATTGCTTCAATTGGAGAAAATGACGTTATCATCCATAAAGATTATGAAATCATTGAATCAGAGCACGAAGAATAGTCGGAGGTGATCGCTATGTTACTTGTAAATCATAGCATATCTGATTGTTATTAAGGGGTGAACACATGAAGAGTGTGTATGGTTTAATTTTAGGTGTTATAGTTACACCATTCATATTGGTTGCGGTTTTGATTGGGTTTAGACAATGTTGGCAATGCCATGAAGTGAAGCATGTTCGTAACATGAAGAAATACAACGAATCAATGTTTGAAACCAAGCCAATTGTATGTAAGGAATGTTTTGGATTATTAAATACTCGTCTTTAAGCAACAGACGATATAAACAGGCTTATTTTTTATGATTAATTTTCGTTAGTGCAACGTAAAAGCACAAACCTATCGTGATCGTATCACGTTAAAATAACGTAAGGGAGAAATGAAATATGAATAGAAAGTTTTTAGAAGAATTAGGACTAGAAAAAGAAGCGATTGACTCAATCATGAAAGAGCATGGACTAGCTATCCAAGCAGTCAAACCGACTGATTATGATGAGTTGAAAGAAGCAAGCAAAACATATGAGCAACAAATCAATGATCTGCAGGCAACTATTGACGCTCAAAAAGAGTCTTTAGGCAGTATTGATGAATTAAAGAAAGAAATCGAATCATACAAGCTAAAAGACATCAAGACAAACATTGCAGTACAAGCAGGAATTCCGTTGGAGTTAGCAAGCCGTTTAAGTGGTTCAACAGAAGAAGAAATCAAGGCAGATGCTGAAAAGATAGCAGGGTTTGTTAATACAAAACAACCATTGCCACTTAAACATACAGAGCCGCCAAAAGCAGATGCCGAAGAGAGCGCATATGCAAATATGTTAGAAAAACTATAACAAAAAGGGAGTAATTAATTATGACATTGAA